AAGGCTGCGTCTTTATTTGCCATAATTATAGTCCTCCTTAGACTAATAAATTATTAGTTATTGTTAATAATCCAATTTAATTCCGGCAATGAATATGTGTGTTAGAAACTAATCTTGTTTCTTGGCACCGCCAAAAGATACTCTGGTTTGCCGATTTGGATTGTCTATCGGCATACTTGGATGCTGCTCCCTCATCAAATTGTTATCAACAGCCGCCTGTTGATCGCTAGTTTGATTTGCAAAATAGGCTTTACGCTCTTCTGCAATTTCGACGGGTATTTTGGCTAGCAGTAATCCACCTACTGCGACAACGCCTTCTTGCTTACCTTCTTCAATAGTAGGGGCATCGAAGTCTCCAAGTTCTTCAAGTCTAACAAGTTCGTAACCTTCACGAATACGTGATGATACGTTTTTCTTGTCTTCTTGACCCATGATTTCAGCACGTATCCAACGATACTGGAATCCATCAGGTGCTTGGGGCGCGTCTAATCTAGATGGTGGTCGCCATGGCTGCCTTTTGGCAGTCTTATCTCTAGTTTGAGATGAGCGTGAGGTTCTTGTTTTTGTATTTGTCATATTGCTACTCCTTCACGTATTTAGCATATTCTTCTAATGGCACACCAAGTTTTTTAGCGATTGCAACCTGTGACGGTGTGAGTCTCACAGTTCGTTTTCCGTGTTTCGTAGTAGACTTTACCGCAGGTGCTACTGTTTGGTCAACAGTTTTCTTGCTTTTCTCTACTTCGAATTTATGTGGAAATTGTTCTCTAATCTGACGATCTACTTCATCGTAGTAATCATCTGATTTCGGGTCATACCCTTGTTCTTCAACCAAGTTACGATGTACGGCAAACGCTGTGTACGTCATCGCCTCATCTTGACCAAACCACGTATTTTTTTCAGCCCAAGCATTTGCTTTAGGATCTGGTGGTGGCGCTTGCGGCGCTTGGTATTGTGGTTGAGGTTGAGGTATTTCACGTTGTTGCGCAAATCTTTGTGCCTGCTGTTCTAAGGCTTCTTTTTGCATTTTAGCACGTTCAGAGTCTAACGTAGCTCTAGCTAAAATACTTTGGGCTTCAGTTTGTGCATTAACGTCACCTTCTTCAATAGCTCGTTTTAATCTTAATTTTGCTTCCTCTACTTGTGACGTAGAAGCAGTTTGCATAGTATCAACATAACTTGCATTTAAATTAGTTAAGTTAGTTTCAAGTTCTGCTTGTTTGTTTTTTAAACCAGACGCATATTTTATTGCGGCTTCTTCACGTCGTTCTGATTCACGAAGTTTGCCAACAAGTTTAGAGATTCTTTTATTAACTTTATCACTATACTCATCGTGCTCACCTTTGTCAGTTGACTCTGGTTTTTCAGTTGCCTCAACTACAGGCTCGGCCTGTTCGGTAACAACTTCGGTTTCTTCTACGGTATTTACTTTTGATTCTTCTAGTTCCACATCAACGGATTCACCGCTGGTGTCGATGTCGACGAGTTTTTCGTCTTGTATTTGTTCTGCCTCAGGCATGGTTCTTGTTCTCCATGGTTAATTATTGCAAGATGACCTACATATGTAATATGTCTGTCGGGTCCTGTATTATAGCAAGTATTTCATCATCATTCAAGAGCCTTAAATCGCCTCCATCTATCTTTAATCTCGAACCTGCATAACGAGCAAAGATTACCCAATCACCTTGTTTGCACCAAGGACCTTCAGGAAATTTAATTGTATCGCCATAAGCATCAGGGCCAGTAGCCAATACATAGCCACAAACGGTAGCTAATTGTTCTCTTTCGCGGGTTTGATCAGATAAAATGATGCCCCCTTTACTTTTTTCTGCACCTAAATAAGGCAAGATTAGGATACGCCAACCAGTAGGTTTAGGTAGTTTTGCAGCAACAGTATCGTCAATATTATCAGGGTCGATATACTTAGAGTCACGTTTCCCATATATAGTTTCTACTTCTTTTTGTTTCTTTTCTATTTCGGCAGCGGTTAGTTCTTTTTCTTTAGCTGCTTTTTGTTTTTTTCGAGCTTTCGCTACGTGCGTGGGTAATATTAAATCACTCATCGTTTTGTTCTCCTTTTTTCATTAAATCTTGAATTTCACTTTCTATTTCTTCTAAGGCACGAAAACGACCTATCATCTTGTCGTAGTCAAAAGATTCCGCAGTTCTCCCTTGCATGACATAGTCAGTCGTCTGCTGTTTTTTTTCGCGAATGATACGAAGTATCTTATCGCTTACCCATATTCCGTCCATATAACTTTATAATGTCGATCTTATTTGTCTGTATTTTTCTAATATACCACTTATTCCTGTATTGGCAACCTCATCTTCATTACCCATGTACATAATACTTATTGGCTCATCTACAAAACCCGTCATACCACCGTGATCATAACCTATACGTCCGCCGTTAGCAGCATTCTGATAAGGAACTATTTGAGGGTATTCAAAAGGACCACCGGGAAAAGGGTAGACAGGAAAAGCTCCAAAATCAGGAGGCATCGGCCCATAAAAAGGAGGGGGTACAGGATTTTGTACTTGTGCAGGTGCCGTATATAAATCTGCTAACGATTTATTTGCGTTAGTAGGAGCACCTATGTTTTGCAAATAATCCATGTAACCGCTGTTATCAAAACCAGTAGGGTTGTACATAGCAGGATAAGAATTATTGTAGGTTAAGTTGTAAGGATCCGCAGGGACTTTTTTAATTTTTCCGCCTATGCCTGTGCCGTCTGTGCCGTCTGTGCCGTCTGTGCCGTCTGTGCCGTCTGTACCAACCGGGTCGTAGTAAGGTTGTGTAGCGGTTGGTCCTTGGTTGTCTCTTACTGGTTGACCATCAGGGCCTACTTCTTGGCCTTGAGCGTTGGTTTTTACGTTAAAAGTAGTTTGAAGTCCCGGATCCATACCAAGAAAATTTTGCACCAGACCAGTAACACCGGGAAGACCATAATTGGATAAAAAACTATCTGTGCCAATAGCATTTAAAGTACCGACAACATCACCATCTAAGGACAGATCGGTTTTCATATCCCCAAATAAACCTTTATACGTATTGGCTTCCATGGCTTTAATTTGCGCAGCGGAATAACCAGCGGCTTTTAATTTTTCCATGGTTTGTTTGGCGCTCATTAGGCCTACGTTTTGGTTTTTATTGGGACTTATTTTACTTGGGTCGATGGCACCAGTTAACGGATCAACTATACCCAACATTTTGTTAGATAATAGCTGTCGCTCACGTTCTATTTCAGCGCGTTCTTTTTCGGCCTCAAACGCGTCCTCTGCTGCTTTTAATTCTTTTGCTTTTATAGCGGCAGCAATTTCTTTATCTTTTTTCTTTTGTGCTGCAGTTCTATTTTTTTCTCTCTCTGCGTTTGCTTTGTCAACAGCGGCTTTATCTGCTGCTGCTTGCGCTGCTGCTTGCGCTGCGGTGCTCGCTGCGGTTGGTGTAGTGGCATTAAAAGTTCCAGCTGCTCTCCTAGACGCAATACGATCGCCTAAATTACCTCCACCTCCGGGACTACCCATACCACCCATGCCCGTACCAGAACCACCACTATCATTATAGTTTGGAATACCGCCCGGACCTTCGTGCGGCGGGTTACTGTCATAGAGATCTAATTTTTTTAAAATAGCTGCTTCGGGTTCGGTAATGTAAGCTAACTTAACTTTGTGTTCGCCCGCACCATAATGTGTCGGTACTTTGGTTTTTAATAAATTTTCAGTAATACCAAAACGACGTTGTTCGTTTTCTGTCATTGTTTTAGCCATTACCTACCGCCCCCGTTAAAAGGTTTAGTAACTTCAGCAATGGTGTCTTTAACATTTTCTGTCATCTTTAAGGCCTTGTCCATCATCTTCGATTGACTATCACGTTCAAGTTTTTCTGCACCAATAGCCGAACGAATAGCCAAGGCATCTTTTTGTTGTTCAATACGTTCTTTGTCCGTAGTTTTTCTATCTTTAGCTTTTTTCTTCTCTAAGTCTAGTTTTTCTTCAGCTTCTTTGCCTTTACGTTCTTGTTCGGTCATACGTAGATTTAATTCTTCTTTTTTAATTTCCACTAATGGATCCTGCATAGAATCTTTCATTACAGCTTCTAGTTCAGCTACAAACTCAGCAATCAGATCAGACTCACGTTCAGCCACTCTGCTTTGCATATCCATTTGCATTTGTTGCTGCATCATCTGTTGTTGTTCTGGTGGCATTTGCATCATTTGTTGTTGTACTTCCGTTTGCACTTCTTCTTGTGCTTTAATGGAGATATGTTGCATAATATGTGCTTGTATATTCGCCATGACCTGTGGACTACCTTTAACTACCGTACTATTCATTAATGCAAAATGCGCTTCAATGTGTGCATCGTGGTTTTGGCCTTGAAAGGCTTGTGACGGAACGCCAGCTAACATTTCCGCATTTTCTGTAGCTGGATCTTTCGGCTGTGGTTGCGGTGGTGGTGGTAAAATTGCTTCGATATTTTGTACGCCCATAGCTTCATACATTCGACGATAGGCTTCATGTAAGTTATGCATTTGTGGGTTGCTTTGCGCAAGTTGTAGTTGTTGTTGCGCTAGTGTTACCCGTTGCGTAATAGAAAAAATATTAGGATCAGATATTGGGATAACATCAATCCGTGCATCAAAGTCTTGAGCTTTGATAGCTTGATTACCACCCACTACTTGATAGGGATATACCGGCGGTAAAGTTTCAGCAAATAATTTAGATAACAACTTAAACTCTTTACCTTGCGCCGAGTGCATTCTTTTGTGAATTGCCGACATAACTTTCATGCCGCGTTCTAGTAACGCCATGGTAGTACCAACTGGATTAACTTCGTTACCTTCGCCAAGTTTCATATCTGCAACCGCAGCAAATGATTTACCACTCTCGATTACAAAACCTAATAATTGAAATAAAGTTTGTGAAGGTTCTTTATAAGGTAGTGGTACTAATGAGTTTCTGATTTCACCAGCAGGTGCGTCAACATCTCTAAACTCACCGGGAACTAACGGCTGGTCGTCATCACGAATACGTAGCCCTCGCGCCTTGAACCCTGCAGGTAAGTTGGCGAGTGTTCCAGCGTCAATAAGTTGTCGTAGTATCGAGGTGGCGGACTTTGAGAGACCACCGAGCATATGAATAAGGCCAAAACCATAAAAACCAAGGCCGGGCAAAAATTTGTAATGTACGAAATATTGTTTTTTATTTTTAAATTCATCTTCTTCGTCCCAGTTTCTTCTGATTGATAGAACCTCACCTGAGTTCTCCTCAATAGTTACTATGTAAGGTAAACTAATACCAGTCTCTTCGCCTGCCTGATTGGCATCCTCGTAACCGGGTAAGTCAAGATCCACATGCATTTCGAGTAACGTGTAGATATCGTCTTTGTTATAAACTTTTCTTTTGCCGTCAAGTTCGTCAATTTTATTTTGCACTTCACTTGGATCACTATCAGTAGATTCACCTACTTCAATATCACGATAAAAACCGGACACTTGAAACTTACGTAAAGCATTACCCATCATCTTAACCACGTGAGTAATACGCGTACAAGTTAATAAGTCAGTGGCTTCGTAAGGTACTACTAAATCTTCTGATGATACAAACTTAGATACAGGACGACCTAACGTGTTTTCAAAATAAATTTTACGGAACGCCGAACCCGAGAGGGGGAGATGAAAAAGCATTTGATCAAGTTCGGGTTCGTATTCCTCCATGACATGTGTCAGTTGGTAATTCATGAATTCTTTAACGCGATTTGCTTGCGCGTCAACTTGTGGGTTAGTGGCACCGAGTACTTGAGTTTTTACTGGGCCACCAGCGGGAAATAATTCTTTATAAGATTGCGCTTGGAATTGGGTTACCGATTCTGCTAATAGGGGGTGAGTGACCCCTGACGAACCCGGAAAGGGTTCACTACGATCTTCGTAATTTAAACCAAGTAAACCTAAACCTTCAGCGTAAGTAGAAGACCAATCAGAACGTGCGTCTTTGTCACCTTCGTAGGCTTCAAGTAAATCACTGGCAATACTATCCAGATCGCCGTCACTTAAAAATTCAGCTAAGTTTTCTTTATGCCCTTCGGCCATTGGTGCGGCAGAACCAAAATTAATCGTAGCACCACCGTCAGCGTCTAGTTGTGGATCACCGTCCATGACTTCAACGTCGGCGGCATTCATATCGAATTTTAATTGTTCCTTTAGCGGCATTTCTCTATCGATTGCCATACTACGCTCTCATCATTGACATGATGCCTTGCGGGTTAGCTCCCATATCATCGCCTAAGTCTCTACGGTCTCCGCCCATCATTGTAATAAATTCTATAAAAGTTAATTTGCCACCTTGGTCTAAAAAATCTTGATACATTCGCTCTACGTCTAACGGATCAGCGCCCGGCATTGCCGTTTCAATAAGTTTCATAACTTCGTCAGGGTTAGTGTTGAATGTTCCTTCAGGATCGTCTAAAAGTCGCTCGTCAGGATTAGTGTCAGGGTCAGCCGACGCTACCATCATACCTTCTTGGTAACCCATGCGGCCGCCGTTCGCTGCCATCTGTGGTGTGTTAATACTACCGACACCTTGTTCACTAACGCCTTGGATTTTTTGTTGTAGCATTTGTAGTTCGTCCGGACTTAGTGACGACTTAATAATATTAATACCTTTTTCACCCATGGACTGTAGGATTTGAATTGCCATGTTAATTTTTTTATTAGGATCTCTTTCATTGGCTAATGCTGCTGCGATACCAGCTTCGCTGTTAGCTGATCGACTAGCCATTTGTGGATTAGGGTTTTGCATCATTGCCATTTCTGTCGGACCGCCTTCTTGGTAGTTCATTCTGCCGCCCATGTTGTAACCAACAGGACCACCCATGTTGTAACCTATTGAACCACCATAAGCCTTAGCTGCAGGAAATGTAGGAGGTGTAAAACCCATGTTACGTAATTCTGCGTCAATATCAGAAACATCGTCGTATGGGTCTCGATCAAGTATAGACTCTCTAGTTTGTAGTAACTGTCTTATTCTGCTTTGGTCCATGCCCATAATAAAATCCTCTTAATGTTAATTTTTAGCATATATTATATTTTAATACTAGTGTTTATCTGCGTTGTTAGCAATTCCATTTGCGCAACGATTTATTAATTCTAGAATCTGGATCGCGAGCAGTTTTGGCACTGGTTCGAGTTTTTTTCATGCCTTTCATACGAGCACAAAATGATTTACGGCGTTTCGCAGCTTTGGAACCTTTTTTGAGCTTAGAGGGCTTAGTAGTTACTGCAGTTTTTAGTTTAGAACCGGGATTAGCCCGACGATAAGACGCCACGCCTTTTTTATTTAAGCCGCCAGACTCACTTTTACCTTCTTTGCGTTGCCATGCAGCGGTTTTAGCCATTACTTACCCCTAGTTTTTTTCTTGTTAGAGGCTTTCTGTATTTTTTTAGGTTTAGTTTTACAAGTACACTTAGGGGCTGGAGCTAACCATTCCATAACTCGTTCGAGTAACGTCATTACGCGTTCTTTTTAGTTTTTTTAGTCTTCTTAGTTGGTTTTTTAGCCGTCTTTGCGGACTCTTTTAACGCTTTATCGGTTACCGTACCCTTACCTTTTCTACTTTTACCTTTTTTCTTAGCTTGGTTCATGTTGTAGTATAAACCTTTTTTAACGGTACGACCGTCTTTAGTTACGTGGGTGTCTTTTTTAGCCATTTTTGTGCCTCATTTGTACGGGGAACTTAGCGGTTAAGCTAGCACCCTTATGTTTTTCAAATTTCCCTGTATGTTTCATTAATTTAAAACCTTTACCAGCTTTCATCCAATGAAACCCACTAGGGGCTTTAACGTTCTTCTGCATTACTTAGCCTTTTTACTAGTCTTCATCATGCCACCAGCCATCTTATTAACGCGTCCACCTTTATTCATTGGTTTAGCTTTTTTCAACATGCCGCCAGCCATTTTACCAACGCGTCCGCCTTTATTCATCATGGCAAAATCTTTGCCACTAATCTTGCCGTCTTTGTTTATATCCAGTTTTTTTTGGCCGCCAACAAGTTTACCGTTTTGGTAGCCTGCTCTTTTTTTGTTTTTACTTTTATTAGGCATAATAGTTTTTCCTAGTTGCGATCGGTTAATAGTCATAAGGTAGCATTATTTAATTAATTAGTAAAATACTCTTTTCGTATTATCGACGGGTTCGGGTTCATAGTCCATGCGCAGTTGAATTAATCCAGACTGTCTAAACCGCATCAGCGCTTGGGTAACTGTGTCCACGTAATCGTCATGCTCACCATACGGGAAAGCCGCACATTCTTCAATAACTTCTTCCGCAAAAGTTCGACCTTCGGGATAGTAAATGCAGCCCGACTCAAAAATTGGGGCAATCGAATTGACCCGCGACCGTTTATCATTGCCCCGGGTAGGAGTGTAATTGGTTACCGGAATACCGGCACGACGTAGTTCGTCGGTCAAAGGCATACCACTAGCTTTGGCTTCTATCAATACCATCTCGGGTTCCCAGTAATTATATTCTTTTAACGCAACTTCTTTAAGTTCTGGAAAATCATACCGACCACGACGCGCATCTAGTAAAATTAACGAAGCCCGTTGGTCGTCGGGCGCGAACACACCCCACGTGGTAATGGCAGAGTAATCCGCAGTTTCTTTTTTACTGAACGCCGTATCATAACTTTGAATAATATAATGCAGATCTGGAATATCTTTTTCGGTCCATGGTTTCCACCACTCACGTTTTAAGATGGCACCTTCTTCGGAAGTAGGTTTTTGCATCCACTGCGCATTCCATTTAGAAATAGCCAAGGACGCTTTAACTGATTCGAGTTCCGATAGTTTCCAGTACTCGGGCCACGTCGGAGTCCCACTATCCATGATCGCCGGAAATTCTACTACCTCCCATTGATCCGCTTTCGGTTCTATTTGAGCCTTCATTAGTTGACCAGTCAAATCGACCGTCGACCAACGGGTCATAACCAACACAATCGCACCGCCGGGTTGTAGACGTTGGCGGGGACCAGAAGTATACCATTCGTAAGCGTTTTCCATCGCTGTTTCCGATAGGGCGTCTTGCTCTGAATGTGGGTCGTCGATAATTAATAAATCGGCACCACGACCAGTAATCGCACCACCCACACCAGCGGCAAAATACTCACCCCCAGCGTTCGTATCCCAACGGCCGGCGGCCTTAGAATCTGCTTGCAATAAAGTTTCTGGAAAAATATTTTTAAAATCACTAGAGTCAATTAGTTGTTTGGTTTTACGACCGAATCTTTGTGATAGCTCGGCGGTGTGTGAAGTTTGAATGATTTTGGTCATGGGATTTTGGCCCATGATAAACGCGGGTAACATGAAAGATGCAAATTCAGATTTTGTATGTCTGGGTGGCATGTTTACAATTAATCGTTTCAGGGTCCCTTTTGCAATTCTATCAAATTTTTCTGCTATGATTCTATGGTGGGTCCCTTCTATAAAATGAGGCCACATGTACTTTACAAAATCTAAAAAATTTTTTTTTGCTTTTTGGGTCCCTTCTTTCTTTTTTTTTATTTCAAGCAGTTCTGCAAACAGCTTTCTCTTTTCAGGGTCCAAATCGGTTAACTGATCTTTAAAATGTTTTATGTCCATACTCTATGTGTAGATTAGTATATATATACTAAATTATAAGTACCTTATCCTATATAGGGGGTGTCGACAAGTCTACAAAACACTTTGAGTTCTGAGATAGTTACAGGTACCCTTGACAGGAGGACGCGCCCGAAGGGCGCGTCCGACTACTGCCGAGCGAGCGGAGCGAGCGAGTTGTTTGCCGAGCCACAGGCGAGGCACAACATGTTGTGTCAAGTAAAAAGTTTAACACTACATATAGTAGCGCCCGAAGGGCGCTACTATATCTGGTAGGTACAGGCCGAAGGCCTACTACATATTGTGTCAAGTCTTTTATTGTATTTAATTACGCTATCTAGTAAAATAATAGTAGCATTCTATAGCATAGTATGCTAGATAATAGAGAGAATAAACTTAACAGAAAGAAATAATATGACTGATTTAATAGAAATAATAATACTGACTATACTATTACTACTATCTATTCCGCTAGCCTTTGTAGGAATGCAAGCGGGACACGGCGTATGGTATGCCTTCGTTTTACAAATCTTTGTAATCTGTCGCATGGCGTACTTTTTAGCAAGATAGTCTTTAACTTATATCTAGTACTTAGTTGCTAGATATGAGGTACAGATTGTACCATAACAAAATAACAGAAAGCGAGAATATATGGAAAATGTAAAAAACCATAACGATATAAAAGATTTATCATTCTTTAGTAATGATAAAGTTTTTTCAAGGCAAGATCAGGAAATTAACGGCGTTAAATACTACGGGCAAGATGTCATTGTTAATGATGTTCGAGTTGGTAATTTCAGCGGACAATATCAAATAAATAAAACGGCTGATATTTTAACTGGTGTTAATGATTTCTTAGACAGTCAGAACATGCTTAATACTGATGTAACCGTTGAAGACAAATCATGGGGTTACGGTGGTAGAAATGCTCGAGTAGTCACTTTTTGTGATCCGCAATATAGTATTAAAATGAATGAGCAGGCAGGGGACAAGATCAACCTCCAACTTATCATTCTTAATTCATATGACGGCGGACTAAAAGCATCAATTAATTTTGGCTTGTTAAGAATGCTATGTGCAAATGGCATGATTAACATTGATTCAATTGTTGGCACGAATAAAAAGCACACTAAAAAAGACGTGCTGGGCTATGAGTACGGCAAGTTAAAAAACATCACGCCGTATTTAGAGCAACAACGCACACAATTACAACGATATGAAAATACAGTTGTAAGTCTTGATGTAGTTAGAGAAACGCTTAAAAATACCATTGCAAAAAACGAAGTTAAGCAAGAACAAATAATGGAATATGTTAAGCATAACAACCGTGGGACGGCGGACAAAGTTAATTTAATGTCTGTTTATAACGGCGTTACGGAATGGGCAACCCATCACGGGGCAAGAAAAACCTCTGATATGAATAACGTTTACTTATCGCGTCAAATGGATGTAACAAAAATGTTACAATCAGAAAACTTTATGCAACTAGTTGCATAAAGTATTACGCCACCTAGTGAGAACTAGGTGGCGTTTTTTACGAGAAAATTAAAAAAAAATAAATTTTTTTTTAAAACCAAATTCACAAGCGACAAGCGAGCGAAGCGAGCTTGGGGCGAAGCCACAAGCGTCCGCTACCTGCCGAGCGAAGCGAGGCACTATATGTAGTAGGTCGCCGCTAGGCGACCCACCATATGTTGTGTCAAGAACTTTTTATAGTTCTTTGACTACTGGAATAACTTCGTAGCCTAGTGACTTAATGTGTCCGATGTCCCAATGGCTCAAGGTTTTAGTACCTGTTAGAACACAAAAGGTCTTAGCTTTTTTGCACATAGGATAAACCAATTCATTACCGTAAACGTTTTTTACTTGTACTTTTATTTCCATTATCTTTCTCCTCGTTTAATTTAACCTATTATAGCATAATGCTAGTACTATGTCAAGCATTAATTTAAATTAATTTCGCTAGGTGGTGAGAGGGCGTAGCCCTCTCACCTTTTCCAACGAGGAAACTTTATGCCACTCGTACGCTATCTGGTATAAGTTCTTTAGCGTAGTCATTTAGTGTTATGATTCTATGGTTCGACGTACAGCGTTCGACGTACAATTGTAAACCCTC